GAAGCAGGTCTCAATCATTCGCGGGCGTAATTACTTTATTGCGGCGAGCGGGGACGGCTTCGAACCCATTCAACCCGGTCAAATGAGGGTGGTTTTGGATAACTTCGACCGCCGCTACGATGCCTATAACGAAAACAGCCCGCTATATCCAAACATCGACACCGGGCGCTTTATTAAGCTGTTTGTAAAATCAGGGGCAACGATCTACAACCTGTTTGCTGGAACAATCCAAGACATCATCCCCCAGGGTTCAAGGGTGGAAATTCTGGCTGAAGACGGATTGCGTTGGCTGCAAGATCAGGAGATGGAGAGTGTTGTTTATCAAAACATCACTGCCGATACCGCCATTGCTGCAATCCTGGGTCAGGCCAAGTGGCCCGCGCTCTGGGGCAGCAGCTTGCAAGCCGGGGCGGACGTGCTTGATTTCTGGTGGATGCGTGGGCGCAACGGCGCCGAGGAAATCCGCGCGCTGGCAGACAGCGAGTTTGGGCGCGCCTTCGTTGCCGCGGACGGACGCATGATGTTCTACAACCGCTTCGCCAACCTCGCGCCGGTTGTGGCGGTCAATCAGTCGCATTTGCTTCAGGATATCCGCGTCCCACAACCCTGGGAGGTGCGCCGGAATATCGTAGCCGTAACCTCCAACCCCATCGCTGCGCTGGCAGTTGCCGACATCTGGACTGCTTCGGGTGAATACGCGGTAGATGGCAACAAGTCGCTGGAGTTGTTCGTTGAGTATGACAACCCGGCAATCAATGTCTTGCAGCCGGTAGCCGGCGTGGATTACAGCGCATTTTCGCAGACAGGCGGCGCGGGCGATAACCTCAACGCCAATATCAGCATCACCGCCGAACCGCTGGCAGAATCCGCGCGGCTGGTGATCACCAACAGCGGAGCGCAGCTTGCCTATCTCAATGTTCTCAAGCTGCGCGGCAACCCGCTCCAGGTGAGCACGGTCAAAGCCCAGGCGGCGGGAGATGGCGCAGATCGACGGCCCCGTACGCTCAATCTCAACCTGGAATGGCAGCAGGATCTCAATAACCCGGCGGCGTTCAGCCAGCAGAACCTGGAATTCCTCGCTACGGTCCGTGAACAGCCGGTCGTCCAGATCGAAGCGCGGCCTGAAACACAGTTCGCCGTGGACCTCTTTGATCCGGTCACCGTCACGATTGACTATATGAAGATATCCGACACCTTTCAGGTTGGTCAGATCCAGCACGAATGGTTATCTGAAACCGGGCAGGCAGTGCGCACTACCTGGCGGTTGGAACCGTTCAAGGAATACAACTACTGGCGATTCCCGGTCATCCTCGGTCAAACCTCTATTTTAGGATAACTATGGCCTACAATACTCCTCCCACCAAACAAACCGGCGACGTGCTTACCGCCGCCGAATGGAACACCTATATCCGCGATAATTTCGCCTCCGGCGTGCCCGATATCTTAGCCGCGAAAGGCGACCTGCCCGTCGGCACTGGCCCAAATGCGGCCACGCGCCTGGCGGTCGGCTCCAATGGTCAGCGCCTGGTTGCGGACAGCGCCCAGGCCGCGGGCATGAAATGGACTGATGACTATTTTGTCATCGGCGTGGTGATGGACGGCGGCGGCGGTGATCTGGAGGCGCGGGTCGCTGGTGATCTGGAAATTCCCGCAGCCGGCGTTATCCAGCGTGTGACCTGTCTCGCGGACGCTTCGGGGTGGGTACTGGCGCAAGTGTCCAAAGTGGCTTATGCCAGTTATCCCTCTTTCACCTCGCTCTGCGGCTACAATCTTCCTGGGGTCTTCGGCGCAGGCTCAAGCATCACAGGAACCGTATCGAAAACAAGCGGCAGCACGGCTGTTTCTGGCTCAGGGACCTCTTTCACCACACAATTGACCGCCGGCCAGATCATTGATATCCCGGGCGGGTCTGGGATCGAACGCCGGATGGTTGCATCCATCACGAACAATACTCAACTTGTCGTGACTGAGGCTTTTGGATCGTCCGCTTCCGCTCAGGTGTGTACCAAATACGCATCCGCAAACAAGCGCCAAGACACCTCGCTCGGAGCCTGGACTACCACGGTCGCCGCCGGTGACATTTTGCGCTTTGAGTGCAAAGCAGCCAAGACCATCACCCGGGCGACGCTCTCACTCCTGGTCAAGAAGGTGTAAAGATGGCTGTATCATTGCTAGACCTCAAACAGACAAACGCCGTTGTCAACACGCCCAGCGGCCTCCTGTTCGACAGCAAGTGGGAGATAACACCCTATACCGTTACGTCCGAGGCATCGGGCCTGATCGTCATGGTAGGCGGGTGTTCGAAACCAGAGGATTCACAGTCTCCTGATGATTTCGGAGTTGTGCGTGCATACTGGAATTCTGGCAGCCCCATGCCGCTAAATCGCGATTGCAGGATCTCGCAGGACCTGCAGCCGGGCGTGGAGATTTCGTCACTCCGTCTCCCTGAGCCAAATACAGGCTATGTCCGTGCGCTCGCGGGCGATAACGGAGAGTTGTTTGGGGCAATGTTTGTTCTCCAGATCCGCGGGGTCGATCTTCGCGAGGCGGTAATGACTACCGGCGAAACCGAAGCAACCTCGTTGTCTGCCACATCCGCTGAACTAACGCCGGTGGGTTCGTACAAATCAGCATCACGAACCTTTGGGCTAATTACCATCCGTGCACCTGAACCCGCCTGGGTATCACCTGTCTCACCTGATACCGAGGTTCTCACTCACGCATTGACGGGACCCGACTCAGGCAACTACGTCACCTGTGCTGTAATCACAGCTCCTGGACATATCAAGCCTATTCAGGTGAGTTGGGCTATACCGGGTTCGTTTGCGTTTGCTTCAGTCACCATCAAAGGCCGGGACATTGCCGGTCAAGCATTTGTTATCGGATAGGAGGCTATCATGCCCGCGTCTTTTCCAAATTCTATAAAGACCTTTACCACCAAAGTTGACGGCGTTGATGATGTCGAGGCCGCGCATATCAACGATTTGCAACTAGAAATTGAAGCACTGGAAACCTGCCTCATCAGCGGTTGGTACACCGATCAAAATACCTGGACTTACGTTAGCGCTACCAGCTTCCGGGTGTCAGGCGACCAGCGCGTGCGTTTCCCGATCGGCACAAAAATCAAGCTCACCCAAACCACTGTGAAATATTTCTACGTGATTGACACGAGCTATTCCTCGCCGAACACCACCGTGACGATCACCGGCGGCTCCGACTACGCACTTGCCAACGCCGCCATCACCAGTCCCGATTACAGCTACGCTGCCGCACCGCAGGGCTTTCCGCAGTGGTTTAATTACACCCCATTTTGGTCTGCCACAACCACCAATCCAACCGTGGGGAATGGCTCCGTGTTAGGGGTATTTACCATTAATGGGCGGCTGTGCACAGTGTCTTTCCGGATTGTGATCGGATCAACCACCGCGCTCGGTACCGGCAATTATGGCATCACAATGCCAGTAAGCGCCAACACGCTCGGGCTGATCCACATCGGCTCGGTGCATTGTAATCAACCAAGCGTCGCCAACTACATTGCCTCAGCACGTCTGTTGTCAGGGAGTTTCGTCGACTTCCCGCTTAACCCGACATACCTCTCGCATAACAATCCGGTTTCCTGGGCGAGTGGATCTAGCATCAATGGTTCGATCCAATATCCCATCTAATCGACGATCTAGGGCAGGTGGAGCATAGCGGAGTATTCCGGCATTAAAAATTGGAAGCATATAAGTTAAACAAAAAAGCCCCAGGGGTTAGCCTGCCCCCCTTAGATACTCAGTATTTCTTTAGCGAATGATCTACCGGACTGGCGCGGCGATGCATTTCCCGCAGGTCATCAGGTGTGATGGCGAGATAACGCATGGTGACCTCGACCGATTCATGCCCGAGGTATTTGGAAATGTATGCCAGGTCCGCGCCGTTTCTGAGCAGCTCCAGGGCGCCCGCGCGGCGAATATCGTGCAAACCAGGCTGTTTTATTCCTGCCTGTTTGCAGCGCCACCGAACCAAACTGTTCAGGCTGTCATTGTTGGTGAACAGCGGCGCCAGGTCATCCAGGTCCGACCGGGTTTTGAGATATTTCCGCAGCCGCCGGCGGGCATCTACGCCGAATTGGACGTAACGCGGTTTATCTGTTTTGGTGAGCAGCAGCAGCACATCACCGGTCACCAGATTGACATCGCCAATGTTGAGATGGATGAATTCATCCGCCCGTGCGCAGCTATCCAGCAGGCAGCGAAACATGGCCTGATCACGAACCGCGGTGGTGCCGTTCTCGCATGCTCGCAGTAGTTTCTCAAAATCCTCTATCGTGATACCTGGAATGGCAATTTTTCTGGGTTTTGGGATTTTCAATTTACGGATGGGGTTTTTCCAGCCCTCCGGTTCTAATTCGGCTTCGTACCACAGGAACAGCGCACGCAGGGCCCGAAAG